GATTTGTTTCTTTACTTGCTCCAGAAAAAAGAGGAAAGACTTATATTCTTCTTGAATTTATGATGAGAGCTTATAAACAGAAACGTAAAGTTGCATTTTTCCAGGCAGGAGATATGACGGAAAATCAGCAATTAATAAGAACTTGTGTTTATCTTGCTGAACGAAGTAATCTTGAAAAATATTGCGGTATTCAATATGTACCAACCCAAGACTGTATAAAAAATCAAACAGATAATTGTAATAGGGCAATCAGAGAATGTAACTTTGGTGTCTTTAAAATGAAAGAAGAAGACATTAGAAAAAATATTACAAAGAAAGAACTCATTGAAGCCTATAAAGAAAATCCTACATATAAACCTTGTTACAACTGTCCTGAATGGATGAGAAATCGTTGGGGTACAGTTTGGTTAAAAGAAGTAGATTTAAAACACGCTTTGACTGTTCGTGAGGCTAAAAAATATGCTAAAAAATTCTTTATTGACACACATCAGTCTATAAAACTTTCCACTCACGTAAATGGAACCTTGACTCTTTCAAAAATTAAGTCTACATTAAAGAAATGGAAAGATAAGGAAGCCTTTATTCCTGATGTAATACTTATTGACTATGCTGATTTGTTGGAAGCGGAAACACGTATGGAAGAACGTCCAAAACAAAATTACATTTGGAAAGGTTTACGGGCATTATCTCAAGAATATGATTGTTTAGTAATTGCACCAACACAAGCAGATGCAGCAAGTTATAAGGCTTATCGTTTGGAATTAGATAATTTCTCCGAAGATAAACGAAAGTATGCTCATGTGACAGCAATGTACGGTCTTAACCAAGACCCATCTGGACGTGAAAAAGAATTAGGTATAATGAGAATAAATAAAATAGTGATACGTGAAGGTGATTTTCATTCTTCTCACGAAGTTCACGTTTTACAAAGATTACAAATGGGAAGACCTCATCTTGGAAGTTTTTATTAACTTTAAAAATAAATCATTATGTACACAATTAGAAAAGAATTTTCATTTTGTGCCAGTCATAACTTAGAGTGCTTGGCACCGGAACATCCGTGTTCAAGGGTTCATGGTCACAATTATCAGGTAATTGTAGAACTTAAAAGCGAAACTCTGAATGAAGCAGGGTTTGTCACTGATTACAGACAACTTGATGACATTAAGGATTGGATTAATGCTGTCTTAGACCATCAACACTTAAACAATCAAATACCTGTTAATCCGACTGCTGAAAACATTGCATACTACCTTTTCAATGTCTTTAAAGAAACTTACCCACAGCTTGCCGCTATTACTGTTCAAGAAACACCTAAAACTTCTGCACGGTATGAACCTTGACACATTAAAAAGAACCTTAAGAGTAAAGGAAATATTCTTTTCTTTACAAGGAGAAGGGGCCCGTGTAGGTACACCAAACATTTTTATTAGGTTAGCAGGTTGTAATAAGAATTGTTCATTTTGTGACACGGATTGGAAAGATGGTATAGAATATACCTTAGATAATTTGATATCCGTTATTAGCAGATACCCTTGTAGTTCTATCATATGGACAGGAGGGGAACCTACTCTACAACTTGATGAAGAAATTGTGGAATTATTTAAAGAAGAAGGTTTTTATCAAGCAATTGAAACAAATGGTAGTAATCCAGTTCCTATTGGTATTGATTATGTTTCCTGCAGTCCAAAAGAAGGTGTAACAATTCGTGATTTGTGGGAGAATTTTAATGGTAGGCAACTTGATGAATTTCGTTATCTTATTACAACAGACTCTATTAAAGAAATAGATAAGCAATTACCTGATATTGAAAATCTTCCAGAAGCTACTTATTATTACATTTCTCCAATGTTTGATGGATTTGCGTATGTTCCTGATGTTGTAAATGCTTGTGTGGATTACTTAAAAAGTAAATATAATTGGTTCAATAAATATAGCAGTAAAACGTGGAGACTTTCAGTGCAAATACATAAAATTATAGGAATCGCATAATTCCTATTAAATTAAAAAATAAATTTAAAAAACCTTAAAAAACCTTTGGTAGGCTCAGATATTCTACGTATATTTGTGCTTACTTTTATTAATCAAATTTTTAATTTTAAATCTTTAATGTTATGGCAAAAAAATTGACAAAGAAAGACCTTGTAGCAGCTTATAAAGAGTTGGATAAGGTAGCAGGAATCGACCCTGCAATTGAGTACGATGAATTGTCGCTGGAAGAGTTTGAAAAAGAACTCTACATTACCATTGATCAAGTGGTTGAGGAAGGTGACAAATTCAGCAAGGCTACCCAAGCCGTGTTTGATGCTCTTGCTGAAAAGTACGGTACTGAGGAAGAGGAAGAGGAAGAAGACGAGGAAGAGGAAGAAGACGAGGAAGAGGAAGAAGACGAGGAAGAGGAAGAGGAAGAGGAAGAGGAAGAAGACGAGGAAGAAGACGAGGAAGAAGACGAGGAAGAGGAAGAACCTGCTCCTGTAAAGAAAGGAAAGAAACCGGAACCTAAACCTGCTCCTGTAAAGAAAGGAAAGAAACCGGAACCTGAGGAAGAAGATGATGACGAGGATGAGGATGAGGATGAGGATGAAAAGAAACCTGCTCCTAAGAAAAAAGGACCTCCTCGGAAAGTTGGAAAAAGCAATCAAGAAATTGCAGACGAATTACTCGCGGAAAAAGCGGATGAGAAAACTATTCTTGCAGCCTTTAAAAAGGTGTATGCTGAACGTGCTATCACGGACATGGACTTTGTGAAGAAAAGAGCCGGTATTTACATGGACATTGCGAAGAAAAGAGCCGGTGTAAAAGTCACCAAACCTGTTAAAGCAGAAAAGGAAACAAAAGAAACAAAGAAAATTGTTCCCTTGAAAGAAGAAGTGAAACAGGATGTTCCGAAAAAGAAGAAAAAGTAATTGAGTTATTCTGGATACAAGAGCCGGTGGATTGATTATCTTATCGGCTCTTGTAAATTTTTTTGATATGGAAGAAGTGTTTAAAGAAATATTTAATTTAATCGGAGATAACCCAGAAAGGGAAGGTTTAATAGATACTCCGAGAAGAGTTGTTAAAAGCTGGACAGAACTTTACAAAGGTTATAACCAAAAAGCCGAAGATATCTTAACAGTATTCTCAAGCGATGGTTATGACCAAATTGTATTGTTAAAAAATATTGAGATGTACTCAATGTGTGAACATCATATGTTACCATTTATTGGTAAGGCTCATGTTGCATACATACCTAATGAAAAAATTGTAGGTATTTCCAAACTTGCAAGACTGGTAGATATTTACGCTCGTCGTTTACAAATACAAGAACGTATTGGACAACAGGTAACGGATGATTTAATGAGGTTACTCAATCCAAAAGGGGCGGCGTGTATTATTGAAGCTCAACATCTTTGTATGTTAATGCGTGGTGTAAACAAACAGAATTCCATTATGGTGACTTCAAGTTTACGTGGTGTATTCTTACAAAACAGTACAAGCAGACAAGAATTAATGAATTTAATTCATACCAAATGAGAAAGACTTTTGTAGTAGTAAAAACGACTTTTTCTGCTTTACACGCCTGGCCAGAATGCCCATATGAGGATGTGGCTTTTTTAAGAACTCCTCATCGACACGTGTTCTATGTAACGATGAAGATACAAACAACGGAAGATCGTGAACTTGAATTTATTCGTTTAAAAAATGAATTAAATAACTACATCAGGGATAATTGGGAGAACAATAATTTAGGTAAAATGTCTTGTGAAAAGATTGCAGAAAATCTTATGAATAATTTTAATGCTAATTTTGTAGGTGTATTTGAAGATGATGAAAACGGAGCAGAGATTTGGAATGATTAATATTATTGATCCTTCCAGCACAGAATTTAATAGGGGTTCTTTTTGCTATTCTCCTTACCTACTTTATAATGGTTTGTCAGAGTTAAGAGTAGCCGATAAGATAAATCTCTTAGAAACCTTTGTACCTGAAAATTTAGATCTTATACCTAAAGCAGATATAAATATTGTTACATTTTGGTCATATCCTCAGATTGAGACAGCTTTACTGCTTAATCACTTTATTCCTTTTGAAACTGGATTAAAGAATGTTTATTATGCAGGGTATTCACCATTAATATCTCATTTAGGTTTACCTCATATAAAAGATGTTTTAGGTTATGATCCTATAGCTGATTATGCTTTTTTGAAAATAGCTATGAAAACCTATCCTAAATATTACAGTCATTTTCAAAGGTTACTTTTAAGTGACTGTGATATGCATCTACAGTCTCTCGAAAAAGGTCACCTTGTGCATCCATTATTCACTTCATATGGTTGTCCTATGGGCTGTGAATTTTGTCCTTCTACAAAAAATTGCGGAAATACTCGTATTTCTTTATCTTTATATGAGGTGATTCATATGCTTCATGAGTGTGAAGAAAAAGGTATTTTTAATATTCATTTTACAGACGAGGATTTTTTCTTTTCAACCAAAAGAGCTTTTGCTATTTTAGATTATTTGAAAAATAAAGGATTTCATTTAATTGCTTTAGGGTCCTCTTCTAATGTTTTACGTTTTATCAAACAATATGGTGCGGATATTTTTAAAGAATCTGGATTAGAGGTTATTGAGATTGGATTTGAGTCAGGTGAGGATGCTGTTAGTTATGCAATGGGAGCAGGGAAATCACTTGATTCTTGCTATGAATTAGCCGAAATTCAAGAGAAAATATATGCACGTATATTTTGGCTTGTTTTAACTTTCTTTCCTGGAGAAAC